TGCAGAACAGGAAAATGAGCGGCTGCGGGGTGAGGTGCTTTCAGAGCGGCGGCGCAGCGAGCAACAGCGGAAGCAGCTTAGGCAAATACGGACAGAGTACGATGAGCTGTTGGCGAGCATAAATGCGGTGATAGACCGTTGCCCCGATGAGCTCAAAGGCGATTTGAAGAATGAGCTTGAAGCCGAGCGGATATGGCAGCGAGAAGTGAAAGTGGCAAAGGCAAACATCAAATACTTTACCGAACGTGTAGATGAAGCTTCGAGCTTCGAGGATTTGGCTCGTGTTCCGCTTGCTTTTCGTCCGATGGACATGTATGTGGACGAAAACGGAAAAGTTCAAGAAATCGGCATACGGGTGTATGCTGACCTCGAAGACTGCCGCATACTGCGATACATCGGCGGAAGATTTCTGGATAAGCAGAATTTTTCAAGCCTGCACGAGATGAACGAAAGCTATTTAGCCAACATGGATTGGGAAAAAATGACGGAAGTAAGGCAAACTCCGAGGGTCAAGCGTCTTCTTGGGATTGCGCAGCGGCGTGCGGAGGAACAAGAAAGAGTTCCGAAAACCGTAGAAGAATTTGCAGAGGTAGCGGAAAAATACATTTTATATATTAAGGATAGAGCGGCGGAGGGTGTGCGCTTGGTGCCTGATGTAGAGGGCTTTTGTAGTTTTGCCGGGATTTCTAGGGAAACGCTTAATAATTGGGAAACAGCCCGCCCGGGTGCGTATTCTGACACAATAAAAAGACTGAAAACAAGTATAGCAGCATTTAAGAAGCAACTTGCCTTTGCTGGCAAGATCCCGCCGATCGTATTTGCTACGGATATGAACAACAACCACGGATATACGCAGGCGGCGCAAAAGATAGATCTAAACGTTGGAAAACAGGCGGCAGAACTACCAACAGCGGCAGAGATCGCACAGCGCCTACCGGTGGAAATGAGCGGAAAAGATCCGGCAGACACGGACGGAGATATAAATATATAGCGTTTATGCGGTTTTGCGGTTCGTTTTCTTTTACTTTTACGAACTCCGGCACGTTTCCGGCGGTTCTGGTGTGGAGATCCGGGGACAGGTCCGGCAGCTTATACCCTGGGGCGGGGGTGTAGAGCGGAGCGGATCAGGGGCAACTCACCCCTCTGAGTTCCCAAAAAATTAAAAAGCCCAAAACCACACCAATCGTAAAATGGCAAAGAACCCTATTACCGTAAACCACCCAATTTACAATGTAAGTATAAACACGGCATCCGAATAACAAAAGTAAAGTGAGGACTTTACAAAACCACAAAATCCAAAATCGGCGGATGCCTACCGGCATAGAAAGAGAGAAATATGGAACAGAACAAAGAAACAGCAACACAGAATAAGCAGAGAGAGGCGGAAGTATGCAGAGAGAAGAAACAGACCGCATGGGACAAATGGAAAGAGGACACACTGCGGAAGTTCAACCGGACTGCATGACAGAGGCATACACCGTAGGAATCTCTGAAACGCATATCAGAAACAATGCAACGGTATTCCGAGTATGGCAGATGATAGAGTGTGGAGAACTTACCAGAGAAGAGGGATTGTACCTCATGGTAAATACGCTTGCGGATGAAAACCATCGTCTGAATCAAATGTGTAATGACCTCATAATGAGGATGCCGTCACGTCTGCACGTAGAAACGATAACAGGCGAAAAATAAAAATCGGCGGAGGCTTACGCCTCATAGGAGGTAAAACCGAATGAGCAATGAAAACAGCAATTCCAAAAATTCCCCGGAAAATAAAAAGAGGTCTTGGCACAAGGAACCGTGGTATAAAAGGTTATTCGACAAGATTTTGGTATCGCATTTTCTTCCGTGCAAGCATGAGTGGGAAGTACTGGAAGTCCTCTGGACGGTACATGATTACGGCGGATTTAAGTGCGAGGTATGCAAATGTGGGTGTAAGAAATGCGGAGAAATAAGCATTGAGCAATTATTAGTATGAGGTGTAGGGCATGGATAGACCGGTAGAAATCACAAGAAGCTATGCAGAGTGCAAATTCTGTAACGATATTGCTGATATGTGCAATGAGATACCAGATTGTACTCACTGTGAGAATAGAAAAGGAACATGGATAGATACAATCACGAGCCTGCTTGGCACAAAAGCGGTTGTCGTTCTGGAAGATGGCAAAGTGGAGACATATCCGCTGGATAGACTTAAAGTTATCACAAAGAGGGAGAGATAATGAAGATCATTGAAGAAATTGGCGAAGCTGCAATGTTGGAGCAGCTTGCTGAGGAATGTACCGAACTTGCAAAGGCGGCACTCAAAATGGCAAGGATCATACGAAAAGAGAATCCGACACCTGTAACAGAGAAAGAAGCCATAGCAAATATCAGAGAAGAGTACACGGATGTCGTACAGTGTGCCGGAGAACTTTCATTGACCGTAGATGAGGAACAGATGGCACGCAAACACGAACGGTGGGAAAAGAGAGTGAGGGATAGAACATGATACCATTCAGGCATTGCATAAGAGAACCGCATAGATCAGAAGTGAAATTTGAGATACTGGCAGCAGCACCGAATGAGTTTCAGGTACGTTACCCAGATTACGATTACATCAAAATGGGAGCCGGACCGTCAGTGATGTATAACAGAGAACAATTACTGTGTTTCCTACTGACATATGACAAGGCAGAGTGCCTTGAATTTATGGAAAAACTGTATCATCACATGGGATGGCCTACTGAAAAGCTGCATGAGAATCCGGCGTTTGCCGAAGTGATAAAGGAGAAAGAGGCATGATAGCACGTTTCTTACAGAATATTGTCGTAAATGACATTGAGAAGAATATGGAAATGAATATTGATAAGGGCGAAGAACTTTTTGCCATCGACAGAGGGACCCATTATGAGCTGAGAAAGGCTGACGGATGGGGAACTATGGCTCCGAAAGAGTGCGAGGGAGAATATTATGAGATCATCAAAGAATAAAAATCCGTGTTTTGATTGCCTTGCATCAGAAAAAGAAAATGAGGAAGTATGCAGGACCATACGGGCGATATTAAACAAGCACAATAGCGTACAAGTGGATCTGAATGATCCTGGCAGCATAGGAACATTAACCATAGGGGATTGTACATTTAACGTTTATCTTGGAGGTACAACACTGAATAGGCTGCCGCTTCTGCCGGACAAGGATGTATATAGGCGCGTATTCACACTGATAGAGACGTAGGGGGATATGTATGGAAAATGAGACAAAACCACAGCTCTTTATCATAGATGAATGGCTCGGAGACCCCATACCACTTGCGGAAATTAAGGAAATATCTGAGCCTACATTGAATGAAGAGTATGATATGCCTGATATTTCACATCTGAAAGATGGTTTTGAAATACCTTTTGAAGTGAAAATGAAGAAATCTGCCATAAACAAGTTGTTTCAACCGTGTTTTGGCAGAGAACCTTACAGAAATCTCGGAAAATGCGCCAAGTGCATACTAAAAAAGGACTGCGTTGTGGCGAAAATCGAGAACAATTTCAACATGAGATTAAGGGCATACCACCCTTGATAATAAATCACAAGGAGGACACCAATGGAAGAGAAAGAAAAGAAACCGTGGAGACCGCCAGAAGCGGCACAGTTACCCGATCCGATAGCGTTTGCCATGCAGGGTTTTGAACGCTTTGGATTACCGAAAGAACGGCTGATACCACCATTACAAACATTTGACAGAGTGATGCAACACTCGGCATTTACCGAAAACCGATGGTGGGAAAATGCAAGACAGGTAACGGCAACAACATCGGCAGAACAGTGGCGGAGAGTGAGCATCGAAAGAGCACGCTGTCTCGGAGAACCATGGTCGGATTTTGATGATATACCGGTTGCGAGTATCACAGAGGATTTTTCACAGAAATGTCAAAATGCCACAATCGGATTGTTAAGAGATCAGGTTATAGCGTCATGCGCTATTCCGGGAGAAACATCGTTTAGAGACATTTTTAACCAGTTAGGTATTAAGGAGGACAATATGGATAGAAGTTTAGCGGACAAGAAATTTAAGAGAGTAACTATTGAGTGCGAGGACGGCACGACTTACGCTGGAAAGATCAATCATGTATGCGGCAGCCCGTATCGTTGTGACAAACTGTGTGTAGAAGCAATGGTTGAGGACAAGCCTATTGGAGCATACGGTATCGAGAAAGTCCTGTTCCAGAATCCGGCAACAATCGTATTTTGGTCTGACGGCACAAAGACGGTTGTAAACTGCATGGATAATGTGGAAATCAAGAAAAAGGTTGTTGGTGGCAAGGAAGTAACCATTCGTAAGCCTAAAAAGGCTGATACCTATTCCGAGGAAGCCGGTCTGGCTATGGCTATCGTGAAGAAATGGGCCGGCAACAACGGAAATTACAACAATATCTTCCGTGAGTTCATTCCTGAGATGGCGCAGGCTGAAAAAGAGGCAAAGAAAGCTGCCAAGAAAGCTAAAAAGGCGCAGAAATCGGAGGAATAACCAGTGACGCTGAGGGAATTTGCCAAGGGATATGACGGCAACATTATGCTGAAAGCATTTGAGAACGAGAAATCAACAACTCCGACAGCAATTATGATGACTCAGATTACGGATTCTATCAAGGATGAGGTTCTTGACAAAGAAGTATACAGCTACACAATGGTTTGCACTTCACTGTTTGAACGGTATCTGAGAGTGAATTTTGAAGCTGTGCCGGAGATCCCAAACGAAACGGAGGAAACCACATGAGAACCTATTTTTTTGACACAGAGTTTACTGGTCTGCGTAAGGACACAACTCTTATCAGCATAGGAATTGTCTCAGACACAGGAGATAGGTTCTATGCAGAGTTGACGGACTATGATGAGGGTATGTGTGATGAATGGATTGAGAAGAATGTTCTCAATCATTTGGTTTTGAGTGGCAATGCGGAGTTAGAAGAAAGTCTGGCAGCCGACAATAAAACAACGACTGTAATCGGCAGTAAGGCAGATGTTTGTTGCGAACTTATGGAATGGCTTGAAATGGACGCTAATTTTGACAGTGATTATGCTGCGGTATTCGTTTCAGATGTCTCGCATTACGATATGGTGTTACTGATTGACTTATTGGCAGGAAACGCTATGAAGTTGCCTGAGTTTATTACACCGGCTTGTCACGACATCAATCAGGACATTGCAACGATGCTTGATATTTCAGAAAAGGCAGCTTTTGACATTTCGAGAGAACAGCTCCTTACAGACAGAGGAATTGATTTGCCGAAAGGCCAAAAACACAATGCACTCTACGATGCGGAAGTTATCAAAGCGATATATGAGGACTTTTTCTCTGTGGGGGGGGTAAAACAGGGAGGTAAGAATGGATAAGGGACAAATCTTAATGGATTACCGCTTGGCGAAGAACCATAAGAGACAGATACCCATTCTTGCGGACTTGAATGTGTGCGACACGCAGACAATAGTAGAAATTCTGGAAGAGGGCGGCTACAAGCGTATGTTCAATACGAATGGTGTGGATATTTCCGTGAAGAAAACAGAGATTGAGCAAAAGTATTCTTCCGGGGAATCCATAGCCGCCCTTGCAATGGCATATCACATTTCAAAGAAACAGATTAAGGTACTTCTCGGAGTAGAAGAGACGGAGGAAAAAGGAACCATGTCTGAGCAGGAAATGATAAAGAAACTCGGAGAACTTACGAGCGAGGTTGAAAAACTGAAAGCAAACAAGAAATCTCTGGAAGAAAGAAATGCGCAAGTAGAAAAAGAGAATGATGATCTGAGGAAACAGATTGAACAGCTTGAAAGTTTCAATGCAGAGCTGGATGCCACAGTCAAGGAACAGACTGAAATGCTGAACGGTGGAAAGTTATATGAGAACTATCAGGAAGTTTGCATTAAGAACAGCAAGCTCAACGCAACGGTTGATGTCCTGGTAGAGAAAATCAGTATGCTAAAGGCGGTGGGCTGTCATGGATAATGGAATGGAACTCAGAGTGAAAGATTATTGCGCTTTCTGCCCTGATTTTGATGCTGATGTTGATAAGGTTGATATTACTGTATTGGCGGATCGTACACAAAGGGCATTAACGACTATCAGATGCAGACACGCCGAAAAGTGCGAAAGAATATACGGGAGAATACAGGAGGGCAGAACCAATGAAACAACGGTGGTACAAAGTAGTGTTTGAAACCATTGAGAGAAAACCAATCCGCAGAACTGTTACCGTATGCAGCACGGACAGTGTTCATGCGTCTGCTTTGGTATATCAGCAGTTCGGTAGAAAGAAAATCAAGGTAAAATCTGCCAAGAAAGTAAAGGAGAGCGAATGATGGATAATTTGAACTTGAAACCGCAGTCCCCGGATGAAGTAAAAACCATGATGTGGACTGGGGAAAATCAGCGTGAAATGTTCGATCTGCTTACTTGCGGCAAGAAAATTGATGATTATATGACTGCCAGTGGAGAGAACTTTTTCATAGACCATAGCACCGTAAAAGGTGGGTTGGTGATCGTTACCAACATAGGAAATCAGTGCGGATGCAAAATACCGGTAAAGATAGGGGATTATGTGTGCGGTCGCAGATATGGAGATAAATGGTGCTTTTCCGTTGCAGACGGTACGGCTTTCGAGAACAATACTTGTGGAACTCTTGAAAAGAGAGATGGGAAAGAAAAACCGATAGACATATTCAAAAACCAAGAGCAGTTAGAAGAGTGCCTGAGAGAGTGGCAACACAGATTATTCCTTGATGGGTGGCTAATACTGGCACATGTTAAGGATAAGATTATGAACCCTAATGGAGAAGAGGTAATTGACGCTGCCGGATATAACACATTCATATTTGAATCCAGTCAGGCAAACATCCAGTTACTCAGCGATGAATCTTACAAAGAGAACAATACATTGTTCAAACACTGCATGGAAAAGGATCTTGTGCATGAACTTTTGCATTGCAAGTACGATTGGATGGGATGCCAGGGTGGAACCTATGAGGGCGTGTATCTGGATGCGACCGAACACCAGAAGCTAGAGGAAATGGCAAAGAGTCTTATCATGGCAAAATATGGTGTCGGTTATGATTACTTCATGTGAGGTGCAATATGACAACGGTGGTGGTCTATAAGACCGATACAAAAGAAGTTCTGGCAGCTATTCCGATGGACGGCGGAGATGCCGTCTGCCGGAATGATGTGGAATTTCAGATTTACAACGGAACAGAACCGATCTTTACGGAAGTTCCCGGAGGGATAGTTCTGGCAGAAAACAAATTTATGCTAAAGATGGAGGACAAGAACAATGAAAAATAAAGGAACATGGATTATTGTCGGCATTGTAGTCGCATTTGTATTACTGATTGCAGGAATTTTCGTAACAACGAACAACAGAGCCATTTCGCTAGAGGAACAGGTTCTTACGGCAGACTCCGATGTGCAGACGCAGGAGAAACGTAGAGCCGATCTCATCTACAATCTGGCAGACTGCGTAAAAGAATATGATAAGCATGAGGCAGATACGCTTTTGGCAGTTGTTGACGCAAGGAACAATGGCGGTGTGGATATTGAGAATGTCACAACTTCCATTGCTGCGGTTGCGGAGCAGTACCCGGAACTGAAATCGAATGAAAATTATAAAGAGCTTATGAATGAATTGGCTACGACTGAAAATCTGATTGCACAGTACAGACAGTCCTATAACAATGAAGTCCGGGCATACAAGAAATATGTGCGTAAGTTCCCTCATAAGCAGATCTTAGGAATGATGGGATATGAGGTTATCAATTATTCATATCTGGAATACAGCACAGAGGACAGGCAGCCGGTAAGCAATCTGTTTGGAGAATAAGCCTATGAGAAAATGGAGTACGATAATCTACTCCGGCAGTGGTTGGGATTTGACGGTGCGAGAACTCATGTTTAGCATCGTCATTATCCTTGTCATGCTCACGGGTGGATTTTTCATCAGCGAAAAGATTTCTTCCTCATGCGACAACAAAAATGAGGAATATTATCAGGCAATTAAGATCGATAATGACGCAGAACAGTTCCATTATGGAATGAGAACCAATGTAGGCAATGCGTTTGTAAAAGGAACTCTGTCGGTTGTAGATCCGGTTACTGACTCTGATATTGATGGCGAATATGCCTACATAGAAGTCAGAGAGGAACATTACAACCAACACACCAGACAGGTAGCCCATACGACAACGATAAATGGAAAATCCCACACATATTACACAACGGAAACTTACTATTCGTGGGATTATTACGACAGTTGGGAAAAACATAGCGAAAAGGTATCATTTCTTGGCGTTGAATTTCCATACGGCACAATATCCATGCCGGGAGACTATCATATAGACACACAGAAGAAATCAAGCCGTGTGCGATATAAGTATTATGTCATAGACACTGCCTACGATGGTGTCATTTATACAGAACTGAAAGATAACACGATAAGCAATGGCAGCACGTTCATTCAGACTGATACGTTAGATAGTGCTGTGGATTACATGGTAAGCAGCAGTACGGCGATGATAGTCGGATTCTGGATGCTATGGATTGTCTTTATAGGGGCGGCGGTATACGGATTCTGCTATTTGGATAACAGATGGTTGGAGGATGAGTAATGTTTATAGTAAATCAGGATAGAAATACGACAATCAACATGGGAAATGTGAAAGAAATCTCATTGCATGGGAAACAAATCTTTGCAGACGATACCGTAATTGGTAAGTACGGAACGGAAGAAAGAACAGATCAGGTCTACAATGAAATGCTGCAAACCCTATTTTCCCCATACATGATGTTGAAAGATGCAGAGTTGCCGCCGGACGCAATGAAAAACTTTGCAAACGGAAATGTGATTCTGCTGAAAAGTGCGGACAGAGAGCCTGACGTGAAGTTTTATGACAATGGATTATATTATATGCCGGAGGAATAGAGATGAAAGATTTGATTTTTGCACTTATATGGTTTGTGGTACTGGGAATTTATATCTTTGTGAGTTGGAAAGATGCAAAGTCCAACAACGATGTGAAAAAGGAAATCACACAGATGAATGAACTGCTCTTAGAACAGAACACACAGCTCAGAAAGCAGAACGATCATCTGAATATGGTTATCTTGAGTGTTTGCAGTAAGAGTGTAAGAGATAGACAACAGAAGAAAGATGGTAAAACCAATGATGAGACAGAGAAAGAGAAACAATAAGCCACATTGGCGGAAAAGACCACAGAGAAAGTTACAAGATCAATCAATGCCAATGCCGGAACCGTCCGTTGAATTTCAAAACACCTACACTTTCAGACCGATAGAGACGTACCAGGTATGCAAACACCTTGATATATTCCAAGCAGGTCGAGAGGATATAGCAGGTTTTGTCCATAGGAAAATGGCACAAGAAATGGGTATGAAACTTGCACAAGACGGAATACTCGTATTCGACACAGAACCAGATTCTAAGAACTGCGGAATCGTTGTCAGGGCAAGAGTTGATGTAATAAGACCGAAGTAAAAATACAGAGCCGTGTAGAGCCGTGAGAAAGGATGAATTTTCATGGCTCAACACGAACTATCGAATAAAGAGATTATCGTAAGGCTTCTGAAAAGCGATCTGAGTGACTATGACAATCTTCTGTCCTTACTCGGAATGGCAAATGAGGTTATCCGGGAAGATAAAGAACTTTCGCGGAAATTAGCGAATAAGGTCAGATTCCTTGCACTGAGACTGTGTGCGACAGGAGATATTAAATATTACAATTTGTACAATAAGGCTCTTTTGTTCTTGGCACAGGAACATAAGGATTTTGACTCTTATCTGCTTTATGTGGAAAAGAACAGAGATCCAGAGGACAGATACTATCAGCCACGAAGAAATAAGATTTATTGGCTTGTACAGAAGATGCAGAGGCTTATTGATGATGAGTTGGATATTCTATCAATATCAATGCCTCCTGGCACCGGCAAGACCACACTGGGAGAGTTTTTCATATCGTTTGTAATGGGGCATTACCCAAACACACCAAACCTTATGTCCTCCCATTCTGGATTCATGACGAGAATGTTCTATGATGCCGTTCTCAACATAATTACCAGTAATGAATATTGTTGGAGCGATGTGTTCCCGGATATTGTATTTGAGGGAAACAACGCAAAAGAAGAGACAATAAACCTTGGAAGATGGCAGCCGTTTAAGACACTGACCTGCAGACCAATCAGAGGTTCCCTTACCGGTGTTACCCGTTGTGAGGGATTTCTGTATGTGGATGATTTGGTTTCCGGTATCGAAGAGGCTCTGTCTATTGATCGTCTGGATAAGTTGTACGGAGAGTACACCACAGACCTTAAATCTCGTAAAAAGAAGAAAGCAAAAGAGATCCACATTGCAACCCGATGGAGTGTGCATGATGTTATTGGCCGGCTTGAAAGAATGTATGAGGGCAATCCGAGGGCAGAGTTCATTGCTGTTCCAGATATTGATCCTCAGACCGGAAAAAGCAACTTTGATTACGATTACGATGTTGGATTTGATGAGAAATACTTCCACGATATGGAAATGTCGATGGATGATGTTTCATATCGCTGCCTGTATAAGAGCGATCCGATTGAGAGAGAGGGTATTCTGTATCATCCAACAGAATTACAGAGATATATCGGAGGACTGCCGGACAGAGAACCGGATTCTATATTGGCAATCTGCGATACCAAGGACACCGGTACAGACTACAACTTCCTCGGAGTTTTCTATCAGTATGGAGACAGATACTATCTGGAAGATCTGGTATTCAAGAACATCGACCCTGGGACCTTGGACGAACTCAACTCAGATATGCTTGTTAAGCATCATGTACAGCAGGCACAGTTCGAGAGCAACAAAGAGGGTAGCAGAACCGCAAATGAAGTTGAGAGACTTGTCAAAGCAAAAGGCGGCAGATGCCATATCACGAAGAAATACACTACTCAGAACAAAGAGACCAAGATCATCGTCAATTCTTCATGGGTTAAGGAACACGTCATATTCAAGGATATTACAGAATATGAGCCTAAGAGTGATTACGGTGTGATGATGTCATTCCTTTGCAGTTATACACAGCTCGGAAAGAATAAACATGATGATGCGCCGGACACTCTGGCAATGTTCGCCCAGTTTGTAGATGCTCTTCTTGGCGGAGAGGGACAGGTAGTAAAGAGAAGTGACTTAGGAATATAGAAAGGGATAGCATGGGACAATATAGTTTCGCCACCAACTTAAAAAAAGAAAGAACGAATAGGGGAATTACACAACACGAACTTGCAACGGGCGTTCATGTGGCGCAGAATACCGTGAGCGATTGGGAACAATGCAAAAGTTATCCGTCAATCGACAAGATATACGATATAGCAAATTTTCTCAAAATCCCTGTAAGCAAGTTGATTTCTGATGTTCAGAAAAATGGCTGTAAAGCCGACTGCACACAGAAAAACAAATTTTTTTGAAAATTTTGTTTATTCCACTTGACAAAGAATGTTTAGTACGCTATACTACGACCATACCAAGTGACACGGATATAAGTTAAGCGGAGTGAACACACAAGGTATTTGGCATTAAAGTTTCTCCTAACCATTACGGCACAGCAACAGTGCCGTAATATGGGAAGTAAGCTAACTCGGTAGAAGCGATGGACTGAAAATCCATAGGAGTTGGTTCGACACCAACACTTCCCACTCAGGATTACTGTTCCCCGACAGCAATCCTACATCGGAGGGTTCCCACTTATGATAATCATCCGAAACCTCACATAGAATCTCCCCAGTGTGAGGTATGGACCATTAGCTCAGTTGGTTAGAGCGTCCGGCTCATAACCGGATGGTCCGGGGTTCAAGTCCCTGATGGTCCACGCATGGCAATCCGGCACGAAACTATAAATATGGCCATGGCAGTGAAGCTACGCCGAGATACACCGGAGGAAGTAAGGCGGCTGAGTGCGGCGGTGCAGTGCAGAAACGGCATGACTACCGCACGA